TCTATCAATGACACAATCATTGTGTGCGTTTCTAGTAATACTACTGGTAGCGCGGCTGGGGCTTACACCACTTACGTTTCGTATCTGGCTGCTGGCTCTGCCTTAATCACATTGCGTAACTTGACTACTGCCACTTCATACTCTGAAGCTGTCATTATCAATTTTTGCATCATCCACGGAGCATCCTAACCAAACGGGGGTCAAAAGCCCCCGTTCTTAATTTATGGCTGTTATTTACATGTCTCATCCAGTTCATGGTGCCAAAGTTGCCACTATGGAACTTGAAGCTGAATTAGATGAAAAAAATGGATGGACAAGGTATACTTTGGACACACCTATTGAAGAGGTGGCTCCTGTTGTAAATGCATTGGAAGTTAAGCGTAAGCGTGGCCGCCCTGCTGTAGAGGTGGTCGAACAAGGAGCGTAAGAATGGCTACATACACGGCTGGCGATCAAATCAATAGGGCATTGCGATTGCTCGGTGTGCTTGCCGAAGGTGAAATCCCTAGCTCAACGCTATCCCAAGATTGTCTGACAGCCCTAAACCAAATGATCGATTCTTGGAATACAGAGCGATTGGCTGTATTCAGTACCCAAGATCAAGTCTTTACTTGGACGGCTGGGTTTATTAACCGTACCCTCGGCCCTACGGGTGACTTTGTTGGCAATCGTCCTGTTTTGTTGGATGACGCTACTTACTACCGAGATGCAAGCACCAATGTGTCTTTTGGTATAAAAATGATTAACCAACAGCAGTACGATGGTATTGCTGTTAAGACGGTAACGTCTACATATCCGCAAGTGTTGTTTATCAACATGGCATACCCCAATGTTGATATGTATATCTATCCCAAGCCTACACGGGACTTGGAATGGCACTTTATTAGCGTGGAAGAACTAGATCAGCCTGCTACTTTGCAAACTGACATCTTGTTCCCACCAGGCTATCTTCGCGCCTTCACTTACAACTTGGCGATGGAAATTGCACCAGAGTTTGGTATTGAACCAAGCCCACAAGTGCAACGCATTGCAATGACATCCAAGCGCAATCTGAAGCGCATCAACAACCCAGATGATGTGATGTCTATGCCATACGCAATTGTGGCTACACGTCAACGCTTTAATATTTTTGCAGGAAATTATTAAATGGTGCAAGCATGAAAAGTCCAATTCTGGGCAGTTCGTATGTAGCCCGTAGCGTCAACGCTGCGGACAATCGCATGGTGAACTTGTTTCCTGAGATTGTCCCAGAGGGTGGCAAGGAGGCGGCGTTTCTGTCCCGTTGCCCTGGCCTCAAACGCTTGGTCGCTGTCGGCACTGGTCCAATCCGAGGACTTCGTAGACTTGGCGAATACATGTATGCCGTGTCTGGCGATTCCTTTTATCGGGTCAATGTCATTGGCACAACCACACGCTACAAAATTACATTAATTGGCACCGTGTCAGGGACAGGGCCTGTCTCCATGTCGGACAACGGCATACAAATCTTTATTGCTTGCAATCCTGATGGCTATATCTACAACGCAAACACCGAGGTTCTTGCCCAGATTACAGACGTAGATTTCCCTGGCGCGGTGACGGTTGGGTACTTAGACGGGTATTTTGTATTCAATGAACCAGACAGTTCACGGGTTTGGGTAACTTCTTTGCTAGACGGTCTATCGGTTGATCCTTTGGACTTTGCTAGTGCAGAGGGTGACCCAGACCTTTTGGTGTCTTTGATTGTTGACCACCGTGAAGCATGGCTATTTGGTAGCAACTCAATTGAGGTCTGGTATGACGCTGGTCTGCCTGACTTCCCTTTGCAACGCATACAAGGTGCTTTTAACGAGATCGGATGCGCTGCCCCCTACTCGGTAGCCAAACTAGATAACGGCATCTTCTGGCTAGGCGCTGATGCCCGTGGGCGCGGTATTGTTTACCGTTCCAACGGATATTCTGGTTTACGCATATCAACACACGCTATTGAGTGGCAAATCCAACAATACCCAACCGTTGCGGATGCGGTAGCGTACACATACCAACAAGACGGACATTCTTTCTATGTCTTGATCTTTCCAACTGCCGAGACTACTTGGGTCTACGATGTAGCTACCCAAGCATGGCATGAACGCGCAGGGTGGGAAAACAACCAATTTGCTAGACATAGGTCAAATTGTCAGGTTGTCTATAACGATGAAATCATTGTTGGTGACTTTGAAAACGGCAATATCTATGCTTTTGACTTAGAAGAGTATGCCGACAATGGCGATATTCAGAAGTGGTTACGCTCTTGGAGAGCATTGGCTACTGGGACAAATGACCTCAAACGCTCTTCCCAACATACCTTACAAATTGACTGTGAGACAGGTGTCGGCATTAATACTGGGCAAGGTGATGACCCACAGATGATGATGCGCTACTCAGATGACGGAGGACACACTTGGTCAAACGAGCGTTGGTCTTCAGTCGGTAAGGTGGGCGAATACTATCGAAGAACTTTCTATCGTAGGCTTGGCATGACCTTGAAGTTGCGGGATCGCGTCTATGAAATTTCTGGGACTGATCCTGTTAAGGTTGCAATTATGGGTGCCCAACTGTATGTGACACCTACCAATGCCTAGCCCACAACAAAACGTCACCAACATACCGTCCAACCGTGTTGAAATCATTGATTCAAGAACGGGGTTGGTTTCACGGGAATGGTATAGGTTCTTTTTAAACATATTTAATCTTGCTGGCTCTGGAGGCAATCAAACATCTTTAGATGATCTACAGATTGGTCCACCCCCACAACCAGCTACGGCAAGCAGTGGCACAGGCACAGTTACCTCTGTAGATGTCTCTGGCGGTACAACGGGGCTTACTACTAGCGGTGGGCCTGTCACCACAAGTGGCACGATTACATTAGCAGGCACCTTGGCTGTAGCCAATGGTGGAACTGGGCTAACTACCACCCCCGCAAATGGCGCACTAGATATTGGTAACGGCACAGGGTTTACTCGCACCACTCTAACTGCTGGTTCTGGCATTTCGGTTACAAACTCTGCTGGTGGCATTACTATTGACAACACTAGCCCGTCAAGTGGCGGTACGGTTACATCGGTTGCGGCGCTTACATTAGGAACAACTGGAACTGATTTAAGTTCTACTGTTGCTAATAGCACTACAACTCCCGTAATTACGCTAAATGTGCCTACGGCTTCTGCTACCAATCGGGGCGCTTTAAGCTCGGCTGATTGGACAACCTTTAACAATAAAGGTTCTGGAACTGTTACGGCAGTATCTGTTGCTTCGGCTAATGGTTTTGCTGGCACATCAAGTGGTGGCGCAACGCCTGCGCTAACCCTGTCTACAACCATTACTGGCGTACTCAAAGGTAACGCAACTGCCATCTCCGCGGCCACATCTGGAACGGACTATTCTGCAGGCACCTCTGCGTTGACTACAGGCATTCTGAAATCCACCACCACTACTGGTGCGTTGTCTATTGCGGTAGCGGCTGACTTTCCTACGCTTAACCAAAACACGACAGGTTCTGCGGCCACGCTAACAACGCCTAGAGCAATCTACGGCAACAACTTTGATGGTTCAGCAGCCCTGACCCAGATCATTGCGTCTACTTATGGCGGTACGGGTAACGGGTTTACCAAGTTTTCGGGCGCTACGACAGCAGAAAAGACTTACTCGCTACCTGATGCAACCACAACTATCCTTACTACCAATGCTGCCGTAACCATAGCCCAAGGCGGTACGGGTCAGACTACCCAAGCATCTGCCTTCAATGCTTTGTCTCCCATTACCTTAACTGGTGACTTAATACTAGGTAACGGTGCAAACAGCGCTACACGCCTAGCAATTGGCTTAAATGGCTATGTGCTAACTTCAAACGGCACAACTGCAAGTTGGGCGGCTGGGGGCGGTAGCGGTGCAACGATTACCAATGACACCACCACAGCTACCAATGTCTATCCAGTATTTGCCAACGCAACTTCTGGCAGTCTTACAACGGCTTTTACTAGTAATGCCAATTACTTATATAAGCCAAGCACAGGCGAACTGACTGCAATTGCTATGATTTCTAGCAACGGTATTCAAATAAA